TTACAGTCAACCACGCAATCAAAAAGATAGATTTTCTTCCCGTCCCTGTTTACACGAAAATTAAGTTCCTGATTCATTCCCCCCCGCCTTTAATTAATTTTTTAACGCTGGTGTGTTTCTTCCAATGTCTGCGCCGAGCCAAACTGCTTGTCTGTGAGGTAACAGCACATATTTTCTGTTATCCACACTAAAAGAGGCTATGAAAGCAGCGGAAGAGGCGTTGCGTTGATCATGCCCCAAAAGCTTTCTCGCTTCTTCTTTTGTGATCACCTCTTGCTCTAACTGCCCGAGGATTTTCTGGGAGTCCATGTATGCGGCTTCCGCGTCCCTGAATGCGTCTATAGACCGATTTGTAGTAAATTTGACCGAAACCCCTGTTGTCCCTAAACCGTTAAGAGCAAAATTCAGCCTGTGTCCGTGTTCGATAACTCTTTTAACCCCGAGTTGAAACATTTTGATGCCCTGGGTCAATTCCTCGTAAACGACCTTGGCGAAGGTTTCAGTCGAATTAAAATTCCAGCCAAACGCGATGGGGTCTCTTTGCAAGGCTGAGAACATCCCCTGTAAAATAATCTGAAGCACGTCTTTTGCGCCCTGCGCCCCGGCCGTAATATTATTGAACTGGAATTCGATGTTGTCGTAACTGACACAGATCCCGTCATCCATTTCCTTGGTGAAGCTGTCCGCGACCTTATTGAGATATTCTTGAGCTGAAGCGAGATATTCCGAATCTTCCTGTCCCGGCTTTCGTGGAGGCCGTTCCACTTTTGCGAGTAGAACTCCCAGCACTGAAAGTTTTTCAACCCAGGATCGGATCTTTTTCATTATGGTCGCATGGTGAGCGCATGGCTCAATAGCTGCGATAGCGGGCGGGACAGGGTAGGGACTTCCGTCTCGAACGACGGTAGCGTGAAAAGATGTCTGAACCGGATTTAGCTGAACAAGGCGGTCCATTTGCTGTTGCAATAAAACCAGTTTTCGATCGGCGTCCAAACTCCAGCGAATGCTTTTCATCGGCACGATATAAGCCCTGTCGACAAATGAAAGTGTCGGGTCCGGGACCCATTCGACACAACACCCTCCAGATCTCGCAACCTGTGAAAAAAGAGCGTTGATCAGGCCGTCCAGGCCCCCGGACAAAGGAAAACATCTTGCCGCGAAGTTATTGGCGAGGTCTATCGCCAGATCAGCTTCAGCTTCACTGGAAGCGCTTATTTCCAAATTATGACCGACATTGCCTAGCGCTATGGTCGTGTGAACATATTTGCTGACATAAGGATCGAGGAGGGCGATATTATCAATAACCTGATAGGTCTCGAATGGAAACTTGGCCGCCAGAACATTCAGGTTCTCAAGGTAAGTATTAACCTGTGACGCTCCCCACTCATCGTCAGATAGCGATTTCCGGGAAGTAACTTTCGGGTAGTCCGAAGCTGGCTTCTGTGTTTTTTGCCCCTTCCCCAAAAAAGATTTAATTTTTTTAAACACTACGCAGTTCCGAATTTCCTGAAAACAGGGACAATCATCGGGGCCGCCGCTCCGTATCCAAGTTCGTAAGCGGCTATAAGGCTAGAATTCATGGCCATCGCGAAATGATTTTCGATCCCTTGCCCCCCGATAAAAACCCGACGCATTACGCCGGAGTTTGTCATTTCTTCTTTTGCGATTAGTTGCTTGCAGTGATAGCGGGAGCGTTCAAGTGCTAATAAGTTAGTCCCACGGCATTCCTTCCGATTAGGGAACATGACAAGTCCCTGTTCCATTCTGTCAATCATGGAATCCAGGCTAGAAGTCCTGTCCACACTGACCGTGGGGATTTCAAGTGTTCCTGAAAGCAATTCAGTCCCTTTTTTCAGCTCTTTACCTTGAAAATATTGTATTGACGCTTGCTTGGGAAAACGTGAACAGAATTGCTTCGCAGGCCACTTGTTCGGCATGGCGTCCACAACTGCGTAGGATACGCCAAACCGAATCATCAACTCGTCAAGTTTATTCCAGTCGTCGGTTTCTTCAAAATGGACCCATTTAAAAAACCCGCCTGAAATAATTCCAATTGCGATGTGTAACTGGTCGCCCTGATCGACGCCCATGTACGCCCCGGTTTCCCGATAGGAAAATCCGTGGTCCCCTTCAATGAAATCGAGCAGTTTTTCATCGACGCGAGCGTTGCCGCCACCATACGGGAACCCTAAAACCGAAACGGTGAACCGAGCGATTTTATTGTGGCCGACCTTGTAATCTTCCCATTCCTTCATGATTTTTGTCGCGATGTTGGGAAGATTTGGGGGCTTAATTTGAGTGTATAGCTGGCTTAGATGATAACCCCGTTTGTCTTTCCTGTCTGGACGTAAAGCTACCCACTCTCCCTGACTCATTTGCAGTTTGGCCTCACAACTTTTACATCCCCGGTAGTGAGTCGCTCCGTCTGGAAATGTTCTTTTTTTACTGTCAGGAATAGCTAGAAAATTCTCGGGAAAATCGAGTTCAAGACAGTTATATTTTCCGCATGAAGGACAAATTAAATTCCAGTATCTCTGATCTGTCTGTTTGAACTGTTTATCAATTCCGTAACCCGGAAAACTTGGCTGGCTTAAAGAAGCGAACCATTGCAGGTCCGAGTGCATCATTCGGTCAACAGCATAGTCAATCAGGGTTTCTTTACACTCATCGGTTTCATCCGTTATAACCATGTCGCAGTCGATCGATTTAACTTGCGATAAAGTGAACAGGCCCCGCAGATACAGCGCTCCGGGACCAATCTGTTTGAGGCCTACGTTATTCGTGCTTCTAACCCTGGACGCCAGATAGGGCGTTTCATCGAGCATTGTCTGGCATCTATCGTTAGAAAAGTCCGAAACCTGGCCGTCATTCTGGAAATAGTAAACAGCCTTTTTCCCAAGGTGTTCAGCGACATAAAGGGTCTTGATCAACATCGTGGTCGACATCGCGACTTGAGCGCCCTTCATGTAGATTTGCCACGGATGATCATCATCGATGATAGTGTTTAAATATTCATGCCTCTGAGTCGAGTATTGAGCGCCACGTAAAACAATTCCGCTTCTACCTATCCATTCCCGAAGAGACATTCTTTTGAATCTCTTCAGGAATGTGTTTGTAGGGAGAACACCCCCTATAAATTCTTTGTCTATTTGGGTCGTCTGTGGCTCCAGGTTTCTTACCCCTCACTCGCTATCAACATTTTGTCAGCAACCTCATCCACGATTTCAACCAGTTCGCCGACAAGTTCAGGCCGCCCGACAAGTTGTCTCTGGAATTCTTTTCTGAATTCTTCCCTGACTCGTTCGATAACCATATTGTGATCCATTTCCATTTTTCGTTTGTTCAAACTCAGATTAATGGACTTGATCAGGACGTCGGCCACTCTTCCATAATCTCCTATAGACTCGCATTTGGGCCGCTTTAGGGTGTCAAACGGAGCCCAGAAGAACTCCATAAGCCCTTTTAAGGCTTGAGACTCAAACTCCTTGGCGACCTTGTTATTGGTTTTGTCGCTTGAAAGTTCTTTGTCCGCTTCGAGTTTTAATCTTTTGAGGAGTTGCTTGTTCCAGTCTTTGATTCGTTCCCGGGAAACCTGATATCCTTCGTTGGTGAGAAAATCGTAAATGGATGAGTAGGGGCGCTCGGCCTGGAACCAATCGACAAGTTTCGCGCGTATATTATCCGGTAGCCTTTCGACATTATCGACAACCTTCAATATACGCGCGGGCTTCCCCCTATCTTTTTCGAGATTACTGATTTGAATCCCCCCCTAATGGCCTATACAGCCTTGCCGCATAAATAATGATCCATAGTAATATAATGTGTCAATTTAATTTTCTACTATGAACTAGACGCCTCATAACATACTAAAATCCTGCCATGTTTTGTCTATCATTACATTAAACTACTGATTACAGTAGGTTGTAACAGGTTTGGCGAAGTTAATTTACGTGGGCCATTTGGTGGGCCACGACTTGTCGTGATTTACCTATATTTTCCTAAATTGCTGAAATTGTTGGAGGGCAAAAAGAGGACAAAAGTAAGGATAGATACAAAAATAGCCAGGAAGGTTCCTGGCTAACTAGTTGTTATTATATGTTGTTTATTGGTGGGCCGTCGGGGGCTCGAACCCCAAACCTACTGATTAAGAGTCAGTTGCTCTATTAGAGGCGTTCAAAAGAGTAATAATTAGATGGTTTGATTGATGTTAAAATGTAATGACAGAGCAGGCGGTAAACAGTGTCCTTGTTGAAGCTGTCCTTAAGACCGCTCTTAGCAATCGTCATGGCGGTTGAATATGTCTCCCTATAATCCCAGGCGAAAGCTCCCACAATTACAACAGTCCAGAATATGGCTATCAGGGTCAAAATCCTGTCCATACGGGTCTTAAGATCGCCAATGATTGTTTTCTGTAGTTTCATTTAAAGGCCTCAAATGATCAAATGATTATATGTCCTCTAAGGCTTTCGGGAGCGGATGGCAATAACTTAATCCTTATCCAGAACCTCACGAACCATACGGAGCAGTCCTTTGATGTCGAAAGGTTTCCTAATTGATCCTTTTGCCCCCTTTACCTGGGCAACATTTGTCGAGCCTTCTTCAATAACGCCACTGGCTATAATAACCTTGGCGTTGGGATTGATCCCGAGAATCTTCTCCAGGCACTTTCGGCCATCCATTACGGGCATGACCAGGTCCAGGATGATCAACGAGATACTCTTGCCCTCTTTTGGGTATATGTCCAGCGCCTCTCTTCCATTAGACGCCGTGATTACATGATACCCATATTGGTTGAGATGCCTGGAGCTCATTAACCTCAATGATTCTTCATCTTCCACCAGGAGAATGGTTTCGGTCCCCCCTTGAATGGGTATGTCGTCTTTTGGTAGTTCTGATGTCTTTTCCGTCTGAATTGCCGGAAGATATATCTTGAATGTGGTCCCGTGGCCGGGTTCGCTGTCACAAGTGATGAGGCCTTCGTGTTCCTTCACAATGCCATACACTGTGGCAAGCCCCAGGCCCGTGCCTTTTCCGACTTCCTTGGTGGTGAAGAATGGATCGAAGATGTGTTCCACTGTTTGCTTATCCATCCCACAACCTGAGTCTGACACGGTAAGCAATACATAGGGACCGGGCTTAACTTCCGGTGGGATGCCGCTGTTATCGTAATCCAACTGGACGTTTGCGGTCTCAATGGTCAAGGTACCACCATCCGGCATCGCGTCCCTGGCGTTCACCCCTAGATTCATGAGAATTTGGCCTATCTGAGACGGATCCGCCAGGACTGTTTCCAGTTTACCGCTAAGACGTAAAACCATCTCGATAATCTTGGGAATGGTTTTAAACAGGATCTTTTGCACCTCTACTATCTCATGGTTCAAATCAACAGGGCGAAGCTCAGGCTTAGTCCTTCTGCTGAACATCATAAGGCTCTTGACGAGATCGGCTCCTCGCTTGGTCGACTCATATATCCTTTGGAGATCATCAAGTTCGGGGTCTCCCTGTTTTTTATTCATCATAAGAAGCTCTGAGTATCCAGAAATAGCTTGGAGAAGGTTATTGAAATCATGTGCGACACCTCCTGCAAGAGTACCGACCGCTTCCATTTTCTGGGCCTGGAGAAGTTGAGTCCGAAGAGCCTCTCGCTCTCGTTCGGCAAGCTTGCGGTCGGTTATGTCATGAAGTACGACCAGCATACCAGCGGGATTGCCGTTATGGTCCAGGAA